ATTCCTGCTCCGGCATCAGCTTCCTACCCCGTACCGATCACGTCTATCAACAAGCACCTTACGAAGCTATCACGGAAGCGCAATACAACGCTCTGTCACTACAGATGCCTTCTGAAATTGATTGGGATCGCTTAGGTGATTTTGAGAAACACGACACAACAACAGGAACTCAGGAATTGGCTTGCGTCGCAGGTCAGTGTGAGATTTAACAAAGCGGTAACGATACTGGAGGTGGTCACCTGCCTCCATATCATCGCTAATGTCTGGCTCCATTTTCCAAAGGTTCCCCTATAGAGAGTACAAATGAATCATATTATAGTATCACCACACCTTATAAACCACTTAAAGAAGTTATTCCCAGACGTACTACCGTCTCCAAAGGGTTTAACAACCAATGAATTAGCTTTGGAGGTTAACTTCCTCCAAGGACAACAAACCGTCATCGCCAAGCTCGAACAAATGCTGGAGGATGATCAACCAGATGAGAATTAATTATGTGTATGTCAGCCCCCAAACCACCACCACCTAAGCCTACCATTGCACCACCACCCCCACCCGAAGCCGCTCCTTCTGAACTAGGCAACGCTGTTGATTCAACGGCTACTTCCCTAAAGAAAAAGAAGAAAGGCGCTAAAGGACAACTTGGTCGTGGTAAGACCGGCGCTCAGGTTGCCGGGACATCTACCTCTGGCCTCAAGATAGGGGCTTAATTATGTGTAATGCTTTATCAGGTGGACTTATTGGTAACACAAAAGTTCGCACATCATTAGCTAAAAAAGGTTTATTAGGCCCGGCTGGTGAAATGATTGAAGACAAGAATCATGAATTTAAAAATGCTAATCAGCCTAAACCAAACGATAAACTAAAGATTAAATATTAAAGGATGAGCAATATGCACGATCAATCTATAGCCAAGACTTATGAAGCTATGACTTCAGATCGTGATGCCTTCCTTCATCGAGCAAGAGCTTGCGCTGAGTTAACTATACCAACCCTTATGCCTCCTGAAGGTCATACAGGTTCTACTCAGTTCAACACCCCCTTCCAATCAGTAGGCGCTAGAGGCGTTAACAACCTCGCTTCGAAACTACTGGTTACACTCCTCCCTCCGAATACTCCCTTTTTCCGCCTAACGATTGATGATTTCGACTTAGTGGAATTAGGGGGTGATGCTAGAGGCAAGGCAGAAGAGGCTCTAGCTCGTATTGAGAGAAGCGCAACACAGATAGTGGAATCCAAAGCTATTCGAGTGCCTACGTTTGAAGCTTTAAAACAGCTAATCACGGCTGGCAATGCTTTAGTATATATGCCTCCTAAAGAAGGTATGAAAGTATTTAGACTTGATCGTTACGTTGTCCAACGTGACACCATGGGTAATATGCTTAAGGTAATTGTGAAAGAAACAATTGCTTATGATGCCCTTCCCCCAGAGGTTCAGCAAGCTCTATTAGAGAACCCTGATTATCAAGCAGACACTAACAAAAAAGAATGCGATCTTTATACTTGCATCCGACGTGTCGGTAAGAAGTTTGAAGTACACCAAGAAGTTAAGAGTATTCCTATACCCGGCTCTGAAGGTTCTTACGCTGAAGACAAACTACCTTGGCTGGCCCTACGCTTTATAGCGGTAGATGGTGAGGACTACGGTAGAGGTTTTGTTGAAGAATACGCAGGTGATCTTAAGTCACTTGAGGCTTTAACAAGAGCTATTGTCGAAGGCAGCGCCGCTAGTGCGAAGCTTCTCTTCATGGTACGACCTAACGGTACAACAAAGATCCGCAACATTGCAGACTCACCAAACGGTGGTATCATCTCTGGTGATGCGAACGACGTGACTACGCTGCAAGCAAATAAGTTTAACGACTTCCGGGTCGCACAAGAAACAATGAACACCATCACTGAACGTATGTCTTATGCCTTCTTACTCAACAGCTCCGTCCAACGGAATGCTGAACGAGTTACAGCAGAAGAAGTACGCTTCATGGCGCAAGAGTTAGAAACTGCTCTTGGCGGAATTTATTCCGTCCTATCCCAAGAGTTCCAGCTTCCACTCGTCAACCTCCTTCTCGGTAAAATGCAGAAGGAAGGTAAAATGCCAAAATTCCCTAAAGATACTTTAAAACCTCAAATCGTCACCGGCTTAGAAGCATTAGGACGTGGTCAAGATCTCAACAAGCTCTCTTCATTCTTACAAATGTTGCAGCCGTTGGGGCCAGAAGTTATTCAAAGTGAACTCAACATTAGTGATTACCTCGCTCGCGTTGGTGCTTCTCTTGGTATTGACACTCAAGGTCTTGTTAAGTCTGACGAGCAAAAGCAACAAGAAGCTCAACAGCAACAAGAGATGATGCAACAACAACAGATGATGCAAATGGCTCAAGCCGCCGCACCCAACGCTATGAAAGCTGTTGGTGATATGGGGCAAGAGGGTGCCGCTCAGTTAGCTGAGGAGGAATAAGATGTTTGATATTGGAGGCATGGGCACAGATGCTCTTAACGCCATTAAAACATATATAGCGAGCAAGGAAGCTCCAGAGGTACAGGAGGCCGATCCTCGCTCTATTCAGTTTTATAAGGACATAGGCTTACACGCTGAAGAAGATCACGGTTCCTTACCTATACCCACGCACGATGATGCTGAGAAAGCCTTACCTGAAAGCGAGCGTTCGCTGGATGTAGGGTATGGACACAAGCTCACGGATGAAGAAAGAGAGTCAGGAGAAATCTATGGCATTTCATTTGATAACGGCTTATCGGACGAGGACAAAGTTACAATCTTGAATAAGGATATGGAACAACACGCGCAGTCTGCAAGGGATGCCGGTTGGGATGCTAAACTTAAAGAAAGGGGCAGTAGCTGGGATAAACTAGATCATGGTTTTAAACTGGCTTTAACATCTTTAGCGTACAATGTTGGAGGTGACAAAGCCGGGGCAGATTGGACTAGCGTGTTAGACGCAGCAATTAATAAAGACACGTCTACGTTTGCAAAGAATCTACGAAGACAGAATAACAAAAAGAACACGCCCGGTATGGATAATAGAGTAATTAAAGAAATGTTTTACTCTGGTCTTATTAAGAATGCTTCTGAAGTAACCGATCAACTTCCTTTAGGAAACGCCGATCACTCAGGTGTTCCGAGATAACTAAAAGGTAAAACATGAAACTAAAACGTATTATTAATAAGTACGGATTTTTTCAACACGTCCCCGACGTTCCTGAAGAAACCCCTGTTGTGGAAAAACCAGAAGTTAAGAAAGCTCCTGTCAAAAAGAAAGCAGCTAAAAAGAAATAAAAACTAAAGAGACTAATTATGAATATTAACACACATGAAGACCAAGGCGAATCACAAGAGCACGTAGATGCTATGATCGCTAAAGGCGAACAGATCGAACAGAATAACAACCCCGACCGACCTGATTGGTTGCCGGAGAAATTCAAAGACCCAGCACAGATGGCAGAAGCATATGCACAGCTTGAGAAGAAGATGGGTCAGGGACAGTCTGAGGAGTCAGCGGCTGAAGAGCAGCCAGCAGGTGAGCCAACGTCGGAAGATACAGGCAATCAGCCTGAAGCCTCAGAAGTCAGAGAAGCAGTAGAAACAGCAGGTGTCGATTTCGACGCACTGCAAAGCGAATACAACGAACATGGAGAATTAGGTGAAGCAGCTTTACAAAAGTTGGCCGATGCCGGGTTCTCTAATGATTTGGTAAAAAGTTGGATCCAAGGGCAAGAGTCTTTGAACACTGGTTATCAAAACTCAGTCTACGAAACCGTGGGCGGAGAAGAGTCTTATAAGGAAATGCTAACATGGGCCGGAGACAACCTCAGCCAAGCTGAAATCTCAGCCTATGATCGCGCCGTAGACTCTGGAGACATAGAGATGGTTAAGTTAGCCGTCGATGGATTAAAGTCTAAGTATCAATCTGTAGAAGGATCAGACCCAACACTTGTGAGTGGACAATCTGCTTCTTCATCAGGCGGTAATTATGGCTCGTGGGCAGAAGTGACCGCAGCTATGAGAGATCCCCGATACAAAACTGATTCAGCGTACCGCCAACAGGTTTCCTCTAAGTTAGAGCGAAGCAACGTCACCTAGTCTCTTTGGCCTCCTTCGGGAGGCTTTTTTAATTCTAAAAGTACAACAACACAAAATTACAATTACCTTTGACCCCTGCGGGGATAATCTCAGAGAACGGAGTTACGTGTTAAGTGACTGAAAGAATGCAAACATTAAACATTCATTTAAACATTTAACAAAAGGTAAATATTATGTCATGGTCAGGAAAAAGTGCCACACAAGGCACATCGCGTCTAGGCGCAAATAACGGTACAGGTGCGGACAAACGTGCTTTATTTCTAAAGCAGTTCAGCGGAGAAGTTCTCACGAGCTTTGAAGAAAAGAACGTAGCTATGCCTCTTCACCGAGTGCGTACAATCAATAACGGCAAGTCTGCTTCATTCCCAACAATCGGAACTAGCACTGCCGCTTACCACGCAGCCGGTACGCAGATCTTTGGTGACAGCGTTCCTTCAAAAGAAGTTGTTGTAACTGTAGATGACCTCTTAGTGTCAGCAGCTTTCATCCCTAAGATTGATGAAGCTATGAACCACTACGATGTTCGTTCTACTTACAGCTCTGAGTTGGGTAACGCCCTAGCTAACGCTGCCGATAGAAACATCTTCTCTGTAGTCTACAAAGCGGCAACTGCCGTAGCGGGTTCCGGTGATATTGAAGGTCAGTGGGCGAACGCCGACTTCGCAGGTCTATCCGATACTAACTCAGGTGTTGGTGGTGTTGACGGACAAGCAGGTCGTATTGACTTGAATAGTCAAGCTAACGAAGGTTCTGCTGCTCCAACCGCAATACAAATCGTTGATGGAATCATGAACTCTTTGATGCAGTTCGACAAGCACGATGTAACTGGTGAGAAGTCGGTTGTACTTGATCCTGTTACTTACTACGCCCTAATGGCTGGCGATTCACGAGCTATTAACCGTGACTTCGGTGGTACTGGTGGTATTGTATCAGGCACTGTTCCGAATATTGGTGGTGCTAAGATCTATATGTCTAACCACTTGCCAACGACATCAACAGGCATGACTTCTCCACTAGCTAACGAATCTGGTAGAGCGACTACCGTTTATACTGGTTCTACCAACTCTAACCTTAAGGGTCTTGTATTCACTAAAGACGCAGCAGCGACTGTTAAGTTGTTGGATCTAGGTGTTGAGTCTGAGTATCAGATCGATCGTCAAGGAACTTTGATGGTTGCTAAGTATGCTATGGGCCACAACGTCCTACGTAACAAATCAGCAATTGCTCTCGTAGCATAAGCTATCTAGGGGCATCCTTCGGGGTGTCCCTTTTTTTCATTTTTCATTGAGGTATATATGACAACTCCAACAACAACTCTGGGTGCAGTTAACTCCATGCTCTCAACCATTGGCGAAGCTCCAGTCAACGGATTAAACTCCGGCCTAGTAGAAGCTGAGACTGCTGAAACCATTCTCAATGAAGTTTCAAGAAGTGTTCAAGCTGACGGTTGGAACTTTAACAGCGAACCTAATTATAGCGTGGCTGCCACCTCTGCTGGCGACGTAGTTTTACCAGCCGAGATCATAAGAGCAGATCTGGCTACAACTAAATACAGAAGTTCTACGACTGAATACATACAGCGTGGAAACAAAATGTACGACAAAGCTAACCACACATATAACATTGGCAAAACACTAAAGTTAAATGTTGTTGTTCTCTTAGCTTTTGAATTGATGCCCGAAGTGGCAAGACGTTATGTGTCTGTGAAGGCATCTCGAATATTCCAAGAGAGAGTATTGGGTAGCAGCACTTTATCACAGATGAACAGAACCGACGAACAAGAAGCACTATTCTCCCTAAAGGAACACGAAGGGGACAACGGTGACTATAACATATTTGATGATTACGGCACAGCTAGTGTCCTTGATCGCAGCATAGGTAAGGTGGTTACAAATGGCTCTAGTTTCTAAAAGCATACCCAATCTCATCAATGGGATTTCGCAACAACCCCCAGCACTCCGTTTGGAAACGCAAGGGGAAGTACAAGAGAATGGCCTGTCTGATGTGGTTGATGGCTTAAAGAAACGACCGCCCACTCAGTTCATAAAGACGTTAATGAAAACGTCAAGCAATTGGACGCCTAGTTCAGCGTCAAGTCTTACCCTTGGTAACCTGACTTATTATAACACAACCGCCTTAACAGAAGCCGAACTGAATAGCTGCTTCACACACACCTACAAACGAAGTGAAGACGAGCAGTTCACTGTGATGATTATACAGAAGGCTCAACCTGTAATTCTAGTCTATGATATTGAAGGCAACCTTCGGTATGAGTCATACAAGTCTAGTTGGGATGCAAATGGTGCTAACATTAAATGGTTCTACAGCGATGCAGATTATGCAGCTAACACCAACCCCCAGTTCCGCAATACAGATTCGGCAGCAGCCTACTTAGGACAGTCTGCATCAAGTGATTATACAGCAACCTCCGTGGCGGATGCTACGTTCATCGTTAACAAAAAAATAACGGTTGCTATGTCTGAAGAACGTAACCCATCTGCTAATGCACCTTCTGCCCTAATTTATCTTAAATCAGTTAACTATGGTAGAGATTACAAACTAAAACTACAAACTTCAAAAGTGGGTGAAACCACAACCTTAAGTGCTAACGCAGGAACTCTTAATGCAATCACTGAGCAAGAAGGTACTAATAACGGTCAGTCTAACAGCGCCGCACTTAAAGTATCCACAACTCTTGCCGCTCTTCGTACAGACCTCCTTTCTAACTCTACAGCCAATATTTCAGGAGCCTACAACTCACAAGAGGAGCCGGTTACTTGGGCAAACGGATCACCCACAGCATTATCAACTATAGTTCTTAATGCAAATATGCGTACAGGTAATCCTGATCTCCTTATGCTTGTTCAAGGCAATGATAATATTGTTTACAACGCGCAGGGTGGTAACGGTTGGAAGTACGCTTCTGATTATGCTACGAGCTTTAAAATTGATCTCCCGGTTACGGCGTGGGAAAGTGCGCAAGCGGTGCCGGGCCAAAACGTCCCTCGTTACGTTCGACCTGCCATAAGCCTTTTGAAAGTAGCGTCTGTAGGTGACCTCGATGTAACCATACAACCACTTAGTTATTCTAGCGAACCCTACTTTGTAGTTAACGCTGTTACGGGTGGCGACTTCGACGACTTCACTCTTACGGCAACGGACGACGACGGTGGTACAAACCTCCGGGCGTTTAAAGACAATGCGAAGTCATTCACCGATCTACCTAACCAATGTATTGATGGTTATAGAATAGGTGTAATTGGCGACAACAACAAAAAAGAAGATGATTTTCATGTTATCTTTAGAGGAGCAGGTGGTAGTGGTTTCTGGAAAGAAACTGTAAAAGGTGGGCTTCAAAATTCTTACAACCTAGCGACAATGCCCCACCAAATACGTCAAGGTTCGCAACTACAATTTAGCTTTGGACAAGGTACTTGGGATTCACGCGTGGCAGGGGATGATGCAACAAACCCAGCTCCAAGTTTTGTGGGCAACACTATTAGTGACATCTTCTTCCATAGGAACCG